GGGGCTCACGCGGAGATTCTTCGGGGCGGTGAATCCTGCAATTCGACGGGTGTTTGATTATGCCGAAGGTATCAAAGGGCATCGGCCGTGGCGGGAAGCGGCCTGGCGCAGGCCGGAAGCCGAAGGTTGCGAAGATCCCGGCGCCGGTTGGCTCTGAGGCTGCTGTCGCATCTGCGGCCGACGTCTTCGATCTGACGAAGGAAGCTCGGGCCGGCGCGTTGAAGGCGGTCGAGCGCCTGAACAAGATCATCGAGCACGGCACTGAGGCTGCAGCGATCAAGGCGACCGCGCTGCTGTTCACGTGGGGCTTCGTGACGCCGGCGAATGCAAAGGCGAGTGCCGCGGCTGAGGCCTATCGTCCGCAGTCGGCTGCTGATGGCTTCGTCCCGCCCGCCGCGCCGCCGACCAAGCGCGAGCAGCGCCAGGCAAACGCTGAGCAGAGCACGGCCGAGGGAAAGTTCGCCGTTCCTGAGCCGCCGCGGCTTGTCGTGAGCAATTCGTGACGCTGGGCTGGTCGACTGCCTGCAAAGACTGGGAGCGCCGCATTGTTGCCGGGCAGCCTTTGGTCACGGTCGGCGCGCTGTTCCCAGAAGAGGCCGCCCAGGCGATAGCGGTGTTCAAATCGCTGCGGATCGTCGAGGCGGCCGGGCAACCGACGTTTGGTGAGGCTGGCGACCAGTGGGTCTTTGATTTCGTCGAGGCCATCTTTGGAGCCTATGACAAGGAGACCGGACGGCGGGAGATCAACGAGTTCTTCCTCTGCGTGGCCAAGAAGAACGGCAAATCGCTGATTTCGGCTGGCATTATGCTGACGGCGCTGATCCGAAACTGGCGCCAGTCGAACGAATTGATCATCATCGCCCCGACAATCAAAGCGGCCGGCAACGCATTCAAACCGGCTGCAGACATGGTGCGCGCCGATCCGACGCTGAACGCAGCGGAGCAAGGCTTCCTGCACATCCAGGATCACCTGCGGACGATCACTCATCTACGGACCGGCGCGACGCTGCGGATCCTGTCGGCGGACGGTTCGGTGGTCGTCGGCAATAAGGCCGGCTTCGTCTTGGTCGACGAGCTCTGGGAGTTCGGCTCGAGCGCGAAGGCGGACTCGATGATGAAGGAGGCCACCGGCGGCCTGGTTGGGCGCCCGGAAGGCTTCGTGATCTCGATCTCGACGATGGCGGACCAGCCGCCGACCGGCGTGTTCAAGGACAAACTGAACTATGCGCGCGGCGTGCGCGACGGCACCATTCAGGACCGCAAGTTCCTGCCGGTGATCTACGAGTTTCCGCCTGCAATGATCGAGGCCAAGGCCTACGAGGACGCGGCGAACTTCTATGTGTCGAACCCGTTCATCGGCCGCACGGCATGGGGGCGGGAGTGGATTGCGAACGAGCTCGAGAAGGAAAAGCAGAAGGGTCCGGAGACGCGCAACGTCTTCCTGGCGAAGTTCCTCAACATCGAGATCGGGCAGGGGCTGCGGACCGACAATTGGGCCGGCGCGCTGTTCTGGGCCCGGCGCGCTGACCGGACGCTGACGATCGAGGAATTGCTCTCCCGCTGCGATGTCGCGGTGGTCGGCGTCGACGGCGGCGGACTGGACGACCTACTCGGTCTCTGCGTGCTGGGCCGCGAGAAGGAAACCCGCCGCTGGCTGGTCTGGTGCAAGGCATGGGCGCACCGGATCGTGCTGGAGCGGCGCAAGGAAATTGCGTCGAAACTCATCGACCTCGCACAATCTGCCGCGCTGGTGATCGTTGAGGACGAGTCCTCTGCGGACGTCGAGGAACTGGCGGACATCGTCGAGCAGGTTCGCGACGCGGGGCTGCTTCCGGCGGAGGCTGCGATCGGCGCTGACCCCGCGGGCGTGAGCGACATTGTCGACGAACTCGAGCGGCGGGATTTCAGCGTCGGCAAGGACGGCGAGATCGGCGAGATCATCTCGGTGCCGCAGGGCTACAAGCTTCAGACGGCAGTGAAGGTTGCGGAGCGCCGGCTGGCGCAGGGTACGATGATCCATAGCGGGTCCGACCTGATGACCTGGTGCGTCGGCAACGCGAAGGTCGAGCAGAAGGGCAATGCCCTGATGGTGACCAAGCAGATCGCGGGAACCGCCAAAATCGATCCGGTCATGGCAATGTTCAACGCGGTCACGCTGATGTCGATGAACCCGGAAGCTGCGGCTCAGGCCGAGATTTACGCGCTCTGAAAGGCTGCCGATGGGCTGGATTTCCAAGCTGTTCGGCCGCGAGCCGGCGGAGACGAAATCGCTCGACCTTTCGCCGGAGCTCTGGTCGGCCATCAATGGCGGCTGGGGACTTCCAACGAAGTCGGGCACGAAGGTTTCGACGACGACCGCGCTTCAGGTTATGCCCTTCTACCGGGGCATGGTCGCGATCGCGGAGGGCATCGCTCAGTTGCCCGTCGAGATTCACCGGCGTCTGCCATCGGGCAAAGGCGTCGAACCTGCGGTCGACCATCCGCTCTATGACGTGCTGCTCCACCGGCCGAACGTGCTGCAGGATGCTTTCCAGTTCTGGCGCACGACGGTCATGCACGCTGTCGGCGGCGGGAACGGGGTCTCGTACAAGAACGTCGTGAACGGCCAAGTCAGGGAGTTGATCCCGATCCGGCCGGAATGCGTGTCGATCGATCTGGACCACCTCTATCGCCGGACCTTCGACATCACCTTCGAGAAGGGCGAGTACGTCAGCGTCGGGCAGGAAGCGATATTCCATATCGCTGGGCCTAGTTGGGCGCCGCACAAAGGGCTGGATCCTGCCGTTGTCGGACGCGAAGCGCTCGGGCTGGCTCAGGTAACAGAAGAGGCGCACGCTCGGCTGCATGCGAACGGGTCGCGGCCGAGCGGGGTTCTGTCTTCGGAGCAGAAACTCGACAAGACGCTGATCGACCGGCTGCGCGAGCAGTGGCGGCAGGCCTATGGCGGCGTCACGAAGACCGGCGAAGCGGTCGTCTTGGGCGGCGGCCTGAAATGGCAAGCGCTGTCGCAGACCGGAGTCGACAGCGAGCACCTCGACACCCGGAAGCATCAGATCGAGGAGATCGCGCGGCTTCTGGGCATCTTCCCAATCATGCTGGGCCATGCCGGCGACCAGTCGCCGACCTTCGCCAGCGCGGACGCATTCCTCGGCGCGCATGTGCGGTTCACGCTGCAGCCTTGGATCAAGGCGATCCGGTCGGCGATCGAAACGCAATTGCTAACCAAGGAAGAGCGGGCCGACGGCTACCACGTCCGCATCGACACCTCGGAGCTTCTCCGCGGGTCTCTCGAGGCGCGCACAGCCTATTACAAGGCCGGCCTCGGCACCAATTCGTCGCCCGGCTGGCTCAGCGTGAATGACGTCCGCGAAGACGATGGCTGGAATCCGGCCGAAGGCGAGCAGGCGTCTCGCCCGCTCACGCCGAAGGACTACGGCATGGACGGCGGCAGCGCGGCGAAAGAGCCGGCGACCGACGGCAAAGACCCTCCGGTTGTGCCGGATGATCAGGAGCAAGGCGCATGACTTTCGGCTGCATCGGCACCCCCTTCGAGTTCAAGTTCCTGGACGAGAAGTCGAGCGCGCCTGGCACCTTCGAGGGCTATGGCGCCGTCTTCGGCAACATGGACAGCCATGGCGACGTGATCGAGCCCGGCGCGTTCGGCGCGTCGCTGACTGCACGTAAGGCGTCCGGCCGGCCCCTGCCGCCGATGTACAAGCAGCACGGCATGGTCGGAGACGGGCGCGATCCCGTGGGCGTCTGGGATGCCATGTCGGAAGACGCCAGCGGCCTTCATGTGAAGGGCAGGCTGGTCGGGCTCGACACCGAGCGCGGCAAGTTCACCTATGCGCAGGCCAAGGAAGGCGCGCTGGGCGGCCTGTCGATCGGCTACCGCGTGATGCCGAACGGCTCGCGCAAGGGCTCGGGTCGTATCGGTGAGCCGTCCCGCTTCCTGAAGGCGGTGCATCTGTCAGAGGTCTCGCTCGTCGATGACCCGTCCAACGCCTTCGCCCGCATGGGCATGATCAAGTCGACCTTCGACGGCGAGAGCCTGGCCGAAGAGATCAAGACGATTCGAGATTTCGAGGACTTCCTGCGGGATGCAGGGTTCTCGAATGCTGCCGCCAAAGCGATCGCCGCTGGCGGCTTCAAAGCAAAGCCGGACCCTCGGGATGAGGACGGGATTGGCGATCTGATCCGCGAACGCATGGAAGCGCTCGCCACCCTCATCCGCGCATAGGAGTCCATCACCATGGAGCCGACCGAAATCAAGGCCGCTGTCGAAAAGGCAGTCGAGCCCGTCATGACCGCCTTCGAGGCGTTCAAGCAAACCAACGATGCTCGCCTGTCCGAGATCGAGAAGAAGGGCGCTGCCGATCCCGTCACGACGGAGAAGCTCGCCAAGATCGAGACCAGCCTGAACCAGTTCGAGGCTGTCAACCAGCGCCTGACGCTGGCGGAGAAGCAGGCCAAGGCCATCGCCGAGACTGTCGATCGCGTCGAAGTGGCGATGAACCGCATCCCGGCCGGCCAGCGCTTCGTCAAGGACGAAGGCGAGGCCAAGGCTCGCTTCGCAGCATGGGGACGCGCCGTTGTGCGCGCTCACGCCGTCGGCGTCGTCAACC